CGCTCACGGATGTCGGGGTGCATTTCCATAGTTTTTTTTCTTGATGTTTTCTATTTGTCCCAAAAGGTTGTCAATACCATTGACGTACAATCAACTGCGCGCTCAAAGTAAAACCGCGTAAACACTAGGGGACCCCCCTACCCCCTGAAAAAACCTATATTGGAAGGCCTTTAGTACTTGCATTTAATTAGAAGTGTTCAGTAGTATTATTCCTTGTCGCTCGTTGCGCGCTTCTTGTTGTGGCACACCTCGCACAGCGGCTGGTGATTTGACACACGCCAAAACCACTGGGGCTTTGACTTCGCCGGGATGATGTGGTCGACGACAGTTGCAGGCCGCTCGCACACGGCGCACAGCGGGTTCATCTTGAGGAACCAAATGCGGTACTTGACCCACTTCCAGGTCTTGTACTGCCACTCGACGTGCTCGGCGCCGGGTATCTTGGCGTGCCACTTGGGCGGCTTGCCGTCGGGGACGTTAGGCATGGGAGAAGTAGTGGGCGGCTGCTGCGTCGCGCTTACGCCGTTGGTCTTGCGAGGCGTGCAGGGCTTCGAGTCCTTCCTTGAGGTTGGTGATGCGGCTCATGAGCATGGCGGGTATCACTTTGTTCTCGAGCATGGCGCTGACGCATATGTCGTCGCAGGTGTCGTTGTAGTCGTCGAGGGCGCGCGGCATCAGGCTGATGTGCTCGGGTCGCAGGAAGAAGAAGCGGCCTTTGACGATGTCGGTCTTGGCGTCTGTGTGGCTGGCCGGGTGGTGCATGCTGCGCCAGTACGATCGGCCAGGCAGCAGGTTGACGCCGTTGATGCCGATAGCCTGCACGCCAGGGTTCTCGTCCATGTACTGCTCGCAGTCGGCGATGACGTCCTGGTCAACGAAGGTCAAGTCATCGTCCATGATGAGGATGTACTCCGTGTTGGTGTAGTGGATTTCCATCCACCGCTGCCAGCACTTACGCTCGTTGGTGTATCGCACGATGCGGTGTGCTATGCCTTCGTAGCGGTGTCGGCTGTCGGAGGCGTTGTCGACCACGAGGATGTCGGGGTTGGCGCTTTGCCGTGAGCAGTCCTCGGTAATCTTCTGCAGCTGGGACGACCGCCTCCAGTTGGTATAGATGACGGTGGTGCGCGCTTGCGGCCTGTCTCTGTCTTTGGGGTGCTCGAAGTGGTGGCCGTTGTGGTTCATAGCTGGATGAAGTAGGAGGGGATGTCGAGCATGGTTATGTTCTGAATGGTACGTGACCGGTCATTTGGTAGAGCTTGGCTTTGATGCGGTCGAGGCGGTTGACGTTCGCTGCCCACTCCCACGTGTTACCGCCGCCATTGTTGTCCGCCAACCAGTGCAGGATGCGCAACCGTTCACTCCTCAACTCCTGGAGCTGCATCTCGTCCTCCGGCTTGATGTACCACTCGCTTGATACTGGCGTGAAGTAGAGCAGCTTTTTTGTAGAGGGATGCAAGCTCCACCAGCTCTGCCACCTTGTACGCTCGGTGCTGCTGCGCTCGTTGCATAACCTGATGAGCTCGTCCTGGCTGCTCACGTTCGAGATTGCATCCAAATAGCCACTGTTCTCCTGCTCGGTAAATGTTGCAGGAAACGCACTGTGTGCGGACGTTATCCTGATCCCATCGTGTAGCCCAAAAGCGGCGAGAGGCGAAATGTCCGGCCTGCAGGTTGCTGACGTGGTCTTCTTTGCCACAGGTGAAGCAGCGGGCGTTTCCGTGTCTGTCTGCTGCTTCATAGCGCACCAGCTTGCTGAACCACAGGTCGACCTTCTTGACTGCCTGCGCGTGGGTGAGCTTCCTGCCCTTTGGCTTCGCTTTGGGTTTGGTGTGCAGCTGCCTGCTCGCTTTGGTGTCTCTCGCCATCGGTAGCCAAGATACCGGCTTTGGGCTTGTAGGCGGGCAGGTCGAGGACGTCGGCTATGGCGGTTAGGGACTGGGCGGTGCGCTCGGTGGCCGGCTTGACGTCCTGCACGTCGGGGTCGTACTTGGCTGCATGGCGCATGCGGTGGCGTGCCCGCTCGTCGGCGTACTGGCGCATGCAGGCGTACAGCTCACGGGCCTTGAACCGCTCGTACAGGTTCTCGGCCCCCAAGCGTCCGGTCCGGATCATGGCGAAGCAGTGGCGCAGCTCATCGAGGGTCCACCCGTAGTTCTCGGTGATGACGGTCATGGCGTCGTCGAAGTCGGTGGCGGTGCGCATAGTCACCTTGCACTCGAGCGCGTTGACCAGCTCCTTGAGGGTGTACAGGATGGCGGCGTTGGTGTCTTCCGGCCCCAGCTCGAGGGCTTTGCGGATGGTCATGTCGTCACTTGTGGGCTGGGGGAAAGCGAGGCCCGTATCGCTTTGCCACAAGGCGCGCAAGGTCGTCCGCAGTGATGTCCTTACCTCGTGGTCTGTCATGCTGATGATTTCCCCGCTTGTTGTTAAGAGGAAAGAGCCCTTGCCATCCGTTGGCGATGGACTGGGAGATAATTCGGATTGCGATTCCTTCATTGTACTCGCTGATTTGTTGGAGGCGGTGTAGTGCGGTTTGGAGGCCGCGGGTGGTGTAGGGCTTGATGCGGCGCTCGCGGCGATCGGCCTCCCACTCCTTCCAGGCATTCATAAACTGGTCAGAATTGAAAGGCCAAACAACCTCGCGCGCACGCGCGGTGGTCTTTACTACTTCTTTACTATATCTATTCTCTTCTATACTCTGCGCAACTGTGGTTGCTTCTTGGCGCAACTGTGGTTGCAACTCTTGCGCCTCTGGTTGCAACTCTTGCGCCTCTGGTTGCTTGCTTCTCTGGTTGCTTGCAACTACAGGCGCAACTTCGACATGGAGGCGCCGTTTGTAGCCGTAGCCGTCGGTCACGATGTGTCCGCTGGCCTCCAGCTGCTGCCGCATCTTGCGCACGTGCTGTGGGGTGCAGCGGAGCGACTGGGCGAGGAACTCGTCCCCGGCCCAGCTCGCACCGTCCTGCTTACTCAACGCCATCAGACGCGCAAGGAATACCCTGTGAAGGGGCGGCAGGTCAAGCTCCCACACTTCAGCTGGTATCCAAATGCCGTTGGCGTGTTCCATGTCTTACCGTTGTCCGATGCTCTGCAGGTACTCCTCGTGGTACAGCACCTCGCCCATGATTTGGGTCTCGGTGACGTTGCACTGTTGCACCATGGTCGGCATGTGCTTGAGCAGCCCGCGCGGGTTCCGCTTCAGCCAGTTGTTGATGGTCTGCGGGCTGACCTTGAGGTTGCCAGCCGCCATGGTCAGGCTTCCGTAGTGCTTATTCAGGAACGCTTCCATGCTGGTCACTATCATGTAGTTTTCATCATTCATTATGCCCAAATTTCATAAACAGACGGGGGAAACGGGAGGCGTGTTTTGTCGTTCGCCTGTTTTTCGAGGTATTTAATCGGTGGTAGATAACCGTATTCCTCCATAATTATAAAATACTCGAGGCGTGCGGTCATAAACGGCGCTCCGTCTTTTATTGCCTCAATAAATGGGGTTCTGTTTACTGCATTTCCGCAAATGGTTTCCTGCATGATATGGCACATTCTGCAGAGTAGCATAAGGTTATCCGGGCTGTCCGTTCCTCCGTCACAAACGGCTTGAATGTGGCACCGTTGCGTACCTACGGAAAAAGCGCATCCCCAGCACGTCTCTAAATCCTCCGGGCATTCGAACATCTTATCGGCCCAATACTCTCGTATTTCCCGCTTCTTCGTTTTTAGCTGACGGCTCATCTTTTTCGTTTTAGAACGGGAGGTCATTGGGCGCTGGAGTTGACGGTGGTGCCATGCGGTTGGTGGTGCGTCCTGCGAGCGGCTTCTTGGCCGGAGCTGGAGCAGGTGCCTCTTCCGGCTTGCCTGCGTACTTGAGCTCCACGAAGTATCGGCCGTTCCACTCCCGGCTGTTCAGCCAGCACTCGAGGGTGATCGGGTGCTCGGCCACCAGCGCCAGGGCTTCATCCACGTCGTCCTTCTTGAACGTGACGGGGTAGATGTTGCTGCCGGCCTCGATGAGCACGTCGCATACTGTGAATCCGGAGGCGAAGGTCTTGGGCTCTTGCACCGCCTTCACGGTGCCGTTAATCGTTATTTTCATTAGTAAATGATTTAATGAATTTTGCCATCTGTGTCTGTGTCCATCGGCCGCGGGAATCGGGCCGGTCGAGGTGCGCGATGAGGCGCAGGTTGAGGTGGTGGTAGGTCTGGTCATCCATCGGCCCGTACATGATGGCATCAAGGGTTGCCTCGTCGTCCCACAGGACGGTGCACTGCATAAGTGACTCGAGGCGAACACGTCGCACCTCGATGAGCGTGGTGCTGTCCAAAGCTGCCTCGTCGAAGAAGTCGTCAAGCTCGCTCATGTGGGTCGCCCAGTATTTCGTCAAGGATTGCGTCGACGTCGTTGGTCCACAGCTTATTCTCCAGGTTGCGGATGCGTGCGTTTGCTTTTGCTAATCTCCAGCGCAGGTCGATGTTATTCACTAACAAATAACCGAGGACGAGGATGCCTGCAATCCACAGCCATATGCCATGCAGCTCGCTTATCATAGCTCGTCCTCACCTACCGCGCCCAGTTCGTACATGCCCACCAGCTTGAGCACCACCCGCGACAGCGCGCGCTTCTCGCACATGGCGACTGGGTAAGGGTTGGTGTTGTTGGCCTTGCTCGTCTCCCCAAAGCTGGAGATGAAGTGCGGGCTGCCGTCCTTCCGCGCCATCGTGCCTGTGGCCTTGATGACGTAGCGGCCGGCCTCCGGGTCGGACCACTCGAGCACCGTCTCGAAGGTAACCACGATGCCGAGGTGCGCCTGGAGGTAGTCGATGCCCTGCCGGGTCACGATAATGAAGCCACGTTTGTCCTTGTGGAAGTGGTGCGGCGCCATGTTGTACGCCGCTGCCAGCTTCCGGAACTCCTCAACTGGCTGGCCCATGGATGCGTCGGTCGATGAGGGTAAGTGCCATGGCGATGCCGAGGGACAGCTGCGGGTTGAGGGCTTTGATGGCGTTGTCTACGCCTTGCAGTTCTGCGCGCAGGTCGCGCATCGCTTGGATTGTTTCCGGTGTCATTGCTTGATGGTTTCAAGGTTGATGGCCTCCTGTACGGAGATGGGGTCAAAAGGTTTCCATCCGAGTATCTCGAAGGGTCCGCGGAGTGGGTCAGTGCCCCACCAGCGGGCCTCGCCTTGGATGGTGCGATCTACCTGGTACCGGATGCGCGAAGGGTCTCCGATGGCTTTCCAGCGGTACGCGATAAGGCACCAGGTTTCCTGTGTAGGCAACTCTTTCCAGTGCTTCCAGGTTGTGAAGTCGATATCCGACATTAGGCGTGGGTTTGCGGGTTAGTGATGGAATTAGGCGGCATCGGCTGTGCCTTGCGGTTGGTGTAGTACGCCGTGCGCAGCTTCTCGCGCAGCTGGTACTTGAAGTCCTCGAGGATGCGCTCGAGGTCGCGCTCCCATTGCAGCTCCTCCTGCCAGGCGTTGAAGCTCTCGGGCGCCCGCTCCGGCATCGACGTGGATGCGATGCGAGGGCCGTTGGTGGTGTAGTGGTTGCGTGCCATCACTTGTTGAAATTGAATTTGCCGGGGTGTTTGGCTTCAATGCGTTCCTTCAGCTCCTGCACCAGTTCGGTAAAGCGCTGCTCGTAGCGGAGGGCTTCCTCATACGCTTCCTGTGTGTAATGGCGTGGCATCAGTCGAGGTCTTTTAGGTCGTTTAATACTTGTTTGGCCTTCTGCACGACGAGGTAGTCGATGCTGCCTGACTCCACCTCCACGATGAAGCTGTGGGCGATGGCGTACATCTTGCGCAGGTTGATGTAGTCCTGCTCGAGTGCTCGGTAGTCCATCAGTAGCCGCTGGTAAAGTCGAGGTAGGCCTCAATTTGGCCGCGCAGGTCGTCGCTGCACTGCATCACCTCGGTCACGTCGATGTTCCATTTGCCGCACCGCAAAGTGACCTTCAGGATGTCGATGTGGCTTTCATCCGGTCCAGGACCGCTCTTGTCTGTCCAGGCTTCGAATTCAACTTCGAAGGTCACGTCTTCCACCTCCATCTCGGAGATTGGAAGTTCCAAGTAATCTTTCATGCGTCAGTTGTTTGATTGGTTGACTCGGCAATGATACATTACCTCTTTAGCCCGCGCTAACTTTTTGGCAAAATTCTTTCCCACATACCTATGTGAACAAGAAAGCCCCGCCCCTCGTTAGGGGCAGGGCCAACCAAATCAAACAAATTAGCCAGTGCGTAGTGTGCGTACTACTCCGCGAAAGATAGGCACAACGGTGTAACAGCCACCGCACAAAGTGCAACGGCCGGCCACGTGATGCCGTGGGCCATGATGTCGTTGCAGGCGGTCAGGGCGATGACTCCGCCCACCGTCCGCTTGGCCGACCACCGCTTCAGGTCGCCCTTGGTCTTGAAGATTTCGGTGATGTCCAGGCGCCCAAGGATGGAAGCCAAATCGAAGGTGGGCTTCACTTGGTCGGCTTGCCGAGCACGATTGCGTTCACGACGCGCTTCACGACGTCCAGCCATTTGTCGTCGGCCTCCGTCGCGGTCAGCGCCGTCAGGGTTCCCAGCAGAGAGAGCAGGGCCAGCGTGAGCTCCGCCCAGTTTTCGATAATGAAGTCCCACATGGTATGGTGTTGGTTAGTGTGCTTCGGTGAAGGTAGTGCGGTGGTTGATTTTCTCCTTGCCGTCCGTCCTCACGCGGTTGAGGTGCACGTCCATCCACCACCCGCCCAGGCGTGGCTGAGCGAAGCCCTTCTCCACCTCCCACCCGGCAAAGCGGTCCAGCATCTTGTAGCTGCCCAGCTTCACGTGGTGGACGGTCTCCTCGCGCAGTGCCATGTGCTGCCCGATGCGCTCCACTGTCATGGGCACGTGCCACTTCTGATGCGTGTGCCCGCTCACGATGACGTCGGCATCCGGCCACTCCTTCTGGTCGAGGTCGACGTTGAGGACGCCCTTGGAGCGTGGCGCGTTGCCTCCGTAGCCATGATGGAAGTGCATCAGCATCGGCACCAAGCTGGCGCTCTCGTATCTGTTCATTTGAATCTTTATCCACCCGCTGTAGGAACCTGGCGAAACGATGCCGCCCATGCCCTGGCACAGCCGGTCGATGGGTGAGGTGGACAGCCGCTTCTCGATGTTGGTTTCGTGGTTGCCCCGCCCCATAAACAGCCACCGGTCAGCGTAGGGCTGGAGGAACTCGATGCTGTCGTTGATGACGTCGTCCAGGTAGGTGATGGACTTGTACTCCGGTCGCAGTCCGCTGTAGCTTCTGCGTGGATCGTACATGCCCTGCATCAAATCAAACCAGTCCCCAAAACAAAAGACCGCGGCGTCTTTCGCCACGGCCTCGTCGAGGTGCCGCTTGAGTCGGTCGCGGTCGCACTTGACGGAGTCGAAGTGGACGTCGGACAGCAGGAGGAACTTGGCCGGGCCGTCCGTGGCGGTGCGGGTGTAGGACACGGACCAGGTGGTCGGTCCGTGCTGCTTCATTTTAGTATGTCCAGATGACCTCTTCGGGGAGGCTGGGGTCGTTGTCGACATGGATGAAGGTGTTGGCCACGCCGATGCGGTTGAAGCCCACCTTGATGAGCGCCTGCAGGATGGCGTAGCGTGTACGACTGTCGGGCGCGTGGATGTCTGCTGCGAAGCCGCGCAGGTGCGCGCTATTCTTGGCGGTCTTGTAGCCTTTCTTCTCGAGGTTGTTGTGGTGGGCCTGCGTGCGGTAGCCGCTGTTTATCTTGAAAGGCACCCCGGCAAGGTGGCGGGCCTCGTCAATCATAGCCAGGAACTCCTTGTCCATCTTGGCGCCGGAGCCGGGCGCGTCAGGGCTATCGAACTCGGTCAGCTTAAAGTATCTCATGCGATGGTTGTACCAGTTCAACGATCGAGGCGAGCCAGCAGCTGCGCGAGCGTGAGCTCAATTTTATGGATGCTGTCAATTATTTCCCGGAGCTGCTTGCGTGTGTCGTTGTCGTTCAGCTCGAGCTGTATCACGCGCGACTTCAGCCGTGCGACGTCGTTGCTCATCTTGACGTAGATGCCAGCCACGGCGCCGAGGGCCGCGAATAGTGAGATGACAGTATCGATGCCCATGGCGCGCAAGTTAATGCAGGCGAAGTTGGTGGTTTATAGCAAAGCCAACGCCTGCAGAAAGTCCATGACAGTGATGAACCCGTCGGCGTTTAGATCCAGCCGTGCGTTGTATGGCGGCGGCATCCCAGGTCCGAGATATTGCAAGATGGCCAGCAGCTGCGTCATCGTCCCTGTCCTTTGTAGGGCTTGCGCCAGTTCTTCCCGCGCTTGTGCGTGCCCTGCTTTGTCTTGGCGTGGACGCCGGGCCTGCTTACCTGCCGCTCGATGCGGACGGGCTGTGCCTGTGCTTTAGCCTTCGCCATCTCCTGCCGGTTGCAGCTCGATAGGAACGTCCGGGGGCGTGCCAGTCACCGGCCGGTAAAATATGCCCTCTGCCTCCTCGTACCAGTCGCCGATGTGGATGTTTTGGTCGGTGTCCTCCACGATTAAATTGTGCGGGTGTGGGTATTCCGTAGGCATGGCATCTGCCACAATCCGGTTGACGACATAATTGTCGCGAAGAATGACGTAAATCATGAGATAGTGTATTCGAGTACCAAACAAAATCCATTTGATCCATTTCCGCCTGCTCCGCTTGTATATCCGTTCCGAGTTGCACCACCGCCGCCGCCAGGCGCGCCATAGTTACCTCCTGCACCCCCATTTCCTCCATTGCCGGTAGTGTGACTACCTCCTGAACTTCCCGATGAACCAATCGCTATAGTTGGTGAGGCTGCTTTTATTCTTTCGCTGTGCGTCATCCTGTCTGCATAATTGGCCACGCCTGGGTTGCCATTACCACCGGACGCTGTGCCAGCTACTGCGGCAGTATTTGCTACACCTGACCAGTTAAACATGCGACTTCCAGCGCCTCCAGCTCTCACAGTGTTACTGGTGTTTACTCCTGCACCACCTGGTCCTCCAAGATTTACAACAATGTTTTCTGAAGTGGAATTCAAAGATTGTAATACGGATGATTCTCCTGTACTACCTCCGCCATCACTATCCTTTCCATTACCGCCAACAATAAATCCAAACGCAAAGTCAGGTTGAGAATTTGCAGTAGTCATGCCTAAAACAGCGGCTCCCTGACCACCACTCCGGGCCCCATTACCTCCTTTTGCTATTACCAATGAACCAAATGATGTATCCCCCCCAGCACCACCTGTACCAGCACTTGTGCTGTTTGCACTAATTCCAGCGCCACCTGTACCTCCTGATCCTATAGTAATCGTTTCACTACTGGCGAGCGCAGATGCTAAAATTTGCGAATAAACAGCCACAGCGCCACCGCCACCACCTCCACCTCGAGCTACCACACCAGTAGCAGCCGTTGCTCCTGAACCACCACCACCTCCACCCCCAACGCAAACTACCTCAATCATAACTAATCCACTAGGTTTCGACCAAGTACCTCCTGCGGTATATTCTCGAAGAGTCAAAACCAGCGTGCCGCCTCCGCTCGCCGAGCCTTTGTTTACAAATTTGCCTACAGCCATCAGAGGTCGAAGATATTAAGAGTCACTGTCAACGTTGATGCTGGCGTGGCGGTAGCGTAAATCTTTACAGCACCCGTGCTGCTGTCAGTGCGTGGCAGCACGCCCGCAGTGGCGGCTACGGACGCGCTGGCGTTGTCCGGGATGACGTCGACGATGCTGGTGGATAGGATTGCTGAATCCGAGATGCTTGCCTCATAGAAGCCCGAAACCAACGACCATGCACCTGTAGCGACGGTCTTTCCAGTCACCTGTGTGGCTTTGCGTGTAGCCCACGACAGTGTGCCGCTTCCGTTTGTCGACAGCACCTGACCGCTTGTGCCATCAGCTGTGGGCAGCGTATAGGTCACGTCACCTGCCAGCGAGGCGGGCGCTTGGATGCGCACATAGTTGGTCCCATTGTTGGTGCCTTCACGCAGCTCGAGGATAGCTCCGGCGGTGGTGGTGGCTGCGGTGGTAAGAAGCGAAGCGAAGGACAGGGTGCCAGAGCCGTCAGTTTGCAGTACCTGCGCGGACGTGCCGTCGGCGGATGGCAAGGTCCAAGTAGTATTCCCGGAGAGTGTAGCAGGCGCCTGAATACCTACATAATTGCTGCCATTGTTAGTTGCCTCACCCAAACGCAGCACGCCTGCGGTAGTCGCGGTGCCGTCAATTTCGAGCGTATTTGTGCTGGTATCGTATGTGAATGCTTCATCATACGTCATGTTCCCAGCACTGTCCTGGAACCAGACGGACTTAAACCCACCGGCAGGAGGCGTAGCACCTGGGATACCTATGCTGCTGTAGGTGGCTTGTGTAGTTCCTGCCCACTCCGAGCCATTGTACACCAGCACTTGACCGACAGATGCAGGTTGATTCTTGACGTTTGCTAACTCTTCCAGCGTTGTTACTGGAATAATGCGCACAAATATCTCGCCGGTGCTTGCGTTCTGTTTTGTTACCCAGCCAATTAGTTGCGCGTAAGAATTGTACGCAGTTGGCAATGCGTTTGTCCAAGCTCCGGGCGTTGTGGCGCTTGCCAATAAAGGTGTCCCTACTGTAAAGCTACTGGTGTTCACTCCTCTAACGTACCCCACTGCTCGGGCATATCCTGACGCACCCGATGCAATGTCTGTCGTTAGAACGCCGAGAATTTTGTACGGGTCGCTATACAACAAGGATGTAAATGCTGTAATGCGCAGCTCGCCAGTTGATGCCTGACCGCCAAACTCGCGCACGATTGTGCCTTTGGTGATTGTGCTTGCCGTGTTGTTGTATACAGGAATGTCTTTAGTGGCGAGATTGTTGAGGTTTGCAATATCCACTCCGTCGACTGTGCCTGTCACAACTATGTTGCCTTCCACCTTGGCCTGTCCGATGACGTGGAGTGCGCTGTCCGGCGTGTCTGTGTTGATACCCACAAGGCCGCCTTTTGTTTTGTCGGCGGTGGCGTACATGACGAGCTGCTGCCCTGCCGTGGGCGTGTTGTTGTCCTGCAGGTGCATCTCAAAGATGCCGGGGCTGCTCTCCGACAGGTTGACCGTGCTGTTGCCAGAAGCAGAAGACATCACGATAGAGTTTGCCGTGAGCTCCACGCTCATGCCGTCCAGCTTGCTCTCTTCGTAGGTGATTTTGGTGCTGCCGTAGTCGTCGCCTACCGGCTGGAACGTGTTGTACAGCTTTGTGACGAGGCTGTCCACGTCCTGCAGGTCTAAAGACAGATCTAATATATCAGCACTCAATGATGCGCCCTGCAGGTCGCTGCTGATTTGCGCCTGCAGTGATTTCGTGCCGTTGTCGCTGGTGAGGTTTTGAAACCTTGGGCCCTTGCGTATGCGCTCATCAACTGCGACAGTGATGCCGCCGTCTGCGGCGTGCAGCTCGTAAAGCTCAAGGTCTTGCAGCCGCTCCTTCGCGTAGTAGTTCAGTGTGTACGGCGCATACCTGCGGCCGTCATACGTGAAGGTGCTGTACATCTGTGGCACCGTTAGCTGCACCGGCAGATATGCCTGGCCGCTCTGCCGGAGGCGTGGTGTGTTTTGGCCGAAGAGAATTTCGCGCACCCCTAACTCATGCAAATCCTGCGTGCCCGTGGTAACGACGGAGCTGGTCCATGTCGTCGGATCGTCCCAGGTGGTGCTGCCTGTCTTGACCTCAATACGTCCTATTGCAATGGTTTCAAATGCGTCACCAAGGATGACGCGCTCCTGCTCAAGGACAGCAGTGTTGGCATTTGAGCTGGTTGCGCTGTATACCACGGTGTCCTCCGCTTCTCCGCTGTAGCGCAGGATGACGTAGGTGTTGGGTTGTGCGGCGTTGGTTTGGTCTGTATTTATCCCGGCGTCAAGTTCTAGCACATCAAAATAGACGGTAACCTCAAGGCCGGAAAGGTCGGCAGGCAACGGCGGAAGGTCGAGCTGGAAGAATTGCGCGTCGCCTATGTTGTCGGTAGGCACGTTCTGTGGCGCACCGCTAATCGTAAACCTGTCGGATGCGTTGGTGGTCCAAGACGCAGCTTGCGGAGATGGGTACGTGTAAGGAATTGCCTGCCCGAATGGTGGGAGGTAGGCGGTAGCTGCTGTATTTGTAACCGTGTTTTTCAAATACCGGTTGCCACATTTGACTTTAAGCTTGATGCGGCGTTGGAAATGGTAGCTGTTTTCGCCAGGATAGCCCTCCACCTGATTCCACACGTTATGCAGCAGCAGCCGGAATACTTGGCCGTTGGCATAATCAAATTCATTGAGCACCACGGTCGTCGTGCCGTGGTCGGCTGGTCCGTAGTTGGCAACAAAAGCCGGGCCTGCGTTGTTGTGTTCAAATAAACGCCGCACTTTTTTCAGCGGCAGCTGGTACCCGTACTGCCAGCCGCGTAGCTTTTTGATACCGACGCCGATGTCGATGTTCGTGCTGACGTTTGAAGCACTCAAATAGTCGCCCTGCTTGTCGTATGCCAATGCGGAAAGCGTAGCACTTGCCACCTGCTTGCCCACAGGCGTAAACCAGAATGTGCCGTTCGCCTGATAGATGCGCGCCCCCAGGCTGATAGCAAACTGTGCCAGGACGAAAGCAGTATCATAATAGTTTTTCTGGTCTGCATCCTCCTCGTAATTGTAGAAGGTTGCATGCGTCACACGCAAGTTGCTGTAGTAGTCCCCCGTTGTGATGTTGCCAGGCGTGTAGCTTGCCACAGCCCGCAGGAATGGCGTGTCATTAGCCCACAGCGAAGTGGTACGCAGCTTCGACAACGCCAGGGTCAGGTGCTTAATAAAGGTGTAACCGAAACCAGCGTTGGTGTATGGCGAGCCGTTGTCGTTGTACAGTATATCCTTGAGGTTTGCCAAGTCGTCCGTCGCTCGGATGCGGTTCTCGATAGGATATGCCTGGTCTGCCAGCATCAGCTGCTCGGCAAGAATTACGCCGCCCCAATACAGGGTGTCCACCCCGTCAGGGTCAATTCGTACGCTTACGAGGTAGCGTCCTTCAGGTGCAAGAATTAAATCGGAAAGAAAGTCGCTGTGGTCACTGTTCTGCTCAATTAGCGTGAACTCAAGAAAGCTGCCGATGATAGGCTCGTACCTCGTCTCGACGTTTCCTTCATAATTCAGCACAAAGCCGTCGCCACCTATGGTGAAGGGAATGATGGCCCCCGTGTAGGTGTCGTCGTGGATGTTGACCTGGTATGTGAGTCCCAGGTTGTCGCTGAATTCGGACTGCAGACGGATGGCCATTAGTATTTGGTGCGGTTACGGTTGAACGTGGTGCGCTCGTTGCTGATGACGAGGTCGCGCCCTTGCAGTCGGCCTGTGACGGTGACGTTGGCGTTGCTCTGCCCGGCTCCTGCCATCTGCAGGAACTCGCCCATGCGCTCAAACGGGATGATAGCTTCTTTGCCTGACTGGTTATCACCGACCATGGCTAACATGGGGCCGGTAGTTAGACCTCCCTGCGCAAAGGCCGGTACGCTGCCTCCTCCGGCGCTCTGTAATGCTGTTTTCGCGTACGTTCCCAAAGCCACCAGGGCGATACCTGCAATAAGAGCGACTGCAGGGTTGAGGGTCTCAAGGGACTTGCGTATGCCTTTGATTGAGATACCTACGCCGATAGCAATTTCCCCAACTTGTACGGCAAGGTCGGCCAACGTATTCAGGACCATGCGCCCCAAGCCTTCCATTCCTTTTCCGGTTGCCAGGGTTTGGCCCAGCATCTTGGAGAAGTTGATGGTCATGCTTTCCGCAGCCTGTTCGATAGCCTGCTCTACAGATGCACCAAAACTCTGCGCGGCCTCTTCAGCAGTCCTAAAACCTTCGGCAATGTCGCCCAGGTCTTGTGTAGTTCCTATAAGCTCTTTATTGTTTAGAGCTGGAATAGCAATTTGTTGAGCTTCAACACGAGGAGTGACTGTAGGCGCTACTTGCTGCCCTTGCATGAGCGCCTTGAGTTCCTTCGCGCGCTCTACTTCGCCAAGCCGTTGGGCGGCAATGGCTGCATCGCGGTAGGCGTCTGCTGTCTGCTCGATACGCGTGTTGAGGTCGCCGGTGATTTTGTATTCCGCATCGATGTCCTTCAACCTATCCTGGAGGGTGTCCTCGTAGGTTTTGCTTTCTGATGTAGCTGTCAGAAGTGATTGAACATTCGTGTCAATACTTTCTGTATTCTCATCTTGTTTTTCCGTCAGCCTGCGCAAGGTTTCCGCGTCCTTCTGCCCTTGCAGCTGCTGCTGTATAGCCGTTTGCCGTTGCCGAGTCAAGCTGGCAATGTTGTCGCGTAGCTGCTTGTCCAGAGCGTTGAGAGAATCCGCGCTGCGTTGAACATCTTGCGGCACCTCCTTGCCAGCAGCAGCCCATGTAGCCACCGCCTTTGCGTTTGCCTGCACGAGGCGGTAATTTTCGCGCCATTGCGTATTCGCAGTTGCCAGCTCTTGGTCGATGAGCTGCAAGGCTTCGCGGCCTTGCTTGCCTGCGATGATGCGATCAAAATCCTCTTTGGCTTGGCGGGCTTTGTCGGTCTCACTCTTGTACAGCACCATTGCCCCAATCAATACACCGACAGCTGCTGCCGCCGCGACGTAAGGATTAGCAAGGATGGATGTATTCAAGCCCAGCTGTGCGGTCTTCGCAGCCAGCAGGGCGCCCTTGATTGTGGTGTAGGCGTTAATCAGGCTACTGACTGCAAGCAGCGTAGGACCGAGCACTGCAAGCAAGCCGCCTACTATGAGGACGGTCTTTTTTGTTTCGTCACTCCAGCCTTTGATAGCGTCAACATTACGTCGAACTACAACCAGCAAAGGCTTTAGAAACTCGTTGATGATTTTGCCAAAATCTTCGGACAGGTTGCCGATTTCTTTTGATAGCTGCGTGTAAGGGTCAACGTCTGCGGCTGCTTTTGCGGCGCCTCCAAATTGTTTCTCTAACTCGCCGAGAATGATGTTTTGAGCGCCAGCAATATCACCGGCCTCTTGCATCGCGGTGATTTGCTCCTTCTGCTGTGCGGTGAACTGCACCCCGGCGCGGCCGAGCGCTGTCACGCCTTTGATAGGGTCGTTCAGTGCCTTGCCTACCTGAACAGTCGCGCTCGTTAAATCCGTTCCTAAACGAGTAGAGAGGTCAAGTGTGGCCTGTTGTGCCCGGTCGAATTCTTTTCCTGTGATGTTCGTGAACGTCAGCATATTTGCTGTCACGTCCTTCAGGATTTCGTCGTCGTCAAACAAGCTCACGCGCTGCAATCCATCAGCCATTGCTTCCAATTCGGAAACGGATTTTCCAGCAGCACCGCCGGTCGACTTGACAGCCGCCTCCACCTGGGCGATGGCCTTGGCGCTGTCCACCGCGTTCTTTGTGGCGATGGTTCCGAAGGCGGCGATGGGTGCGGTGAGGCCGATGGACAGGGACTTGCCCAAGTCGTTCATCTTGCCCGCCGTGTCGCGCAGCCGTTTCGTGGCGCCATCAAGAGCTTTGTCCAGCTCTTTCGTGTTGGCGCCAAATATGATATTTAGGATTGCGTCTTTAGCCATCTTTCCTGTTCAGTGCTTGGCTCATCTTGTCGAAGAGCTGGGTGTGCTTGGCCGTGATCTTGGGCGCGGCTGACTTCTTGCGAGACGATGAGTATGGATTGAAGTCCGTCCACTCGTATGCGCGTGAATTCTTTGCTCGGTGGATATTCGCCAGCATGGCCATGACGGCGCTGGTGTGCATCCACTGGAGCTCATCTCTAAATTCATAGGAGCGCAGAAGTATCATTACCTCTCCGAAGGTACTGCTCCAGAAAATAGACGGGTCCTTGCCGCGCTCAAGCCAAGCGACGTACAAGGACCTCATGTCGAACGGCTCACCTTTGCCGCTCTCTCCGCTTACTTTTTTTTTGTGTCCAGCTGCAGGGCGGTGAGGACGTCTTTGCTCACTTCGTCCCAGCTGACCGAACCGAAGAGCGCCGCGAACTTGGGAAAGTTCAGCGGCAGCTCTTGGTCGGAAAGGATGGCCTGTGTCCTGACTCCTGCCCAAACCAGCTTCGGGAGGTTTGCCAGGGCTTTCTGCTCCAAGAGTTCCTGCAACTGGTCCAGCTGTGCGCCTTCCTCTTCAAGGAAGAGGTTGAGTGCGTAGAGGTTGAGACAGACGTCCACCGTCAGGTCGTCCGTCAGTTGCAGCGAGAACTTGCCTTGGAGCTTATTGGCCATTACGTGTTCAGGTTAAATACAGCCTTTGAAGTATCGAGGACAGCCTTGTAGATTGTGCCGTCGCCTTCAAAGTTAACAGAGAAAGAGGCCACTTCGTTCAACCCAGCCGTTTCTTCGTAGCTGGTGATGTACGCCTTGCCCCAGTACATGAGGTCGCCGTCGAGGCCGGTGGTCCATGCCACCTTCACCTTGGTCTTGGCTTTCCACAGGGTGAAGAGGTCGGCCGCGCTGCGGACAGAGCTGCTCAAGCCGTACTCCACGAGGCCGTCGGCAGTCATGGTCCACGACAGCGAAGAGGTCAGGATTTCGCGCTCGCCGTCGTTGTCTTTGGTCGTGGCGTCGATGACCTCCATGGAACCGCTGAAGGTGCCGGAGGTGGCGCAGGCAACAATCTCCCAGGTGTCGTTCTCGGAGGTGTTGTTGCCGTACGTGTTGCCGCTGAAGGTGCCGCTGTCGGCGCTTTCGTTGGAGATGAAGATACCGATCGCGTTGGAGCGGATTTTACCGGAGGTTGGCATGTCTTAAAAGTTAAAGGGTTTCAGTTGGGAAAGTTCGGGAAAGTCGCCGACTACCTCCGTGGGAGGGAAGCGGTCGGGCTTGTTGGCGAAGCCGCGGAAGGTGTTGATGTTGACCTCGCTCTTGATGTCCACAATCATAGGGGTCTCGCTCTTGAGCAGGAAGGTGAGCTGGTCGGTGCAGCGGCTGATGTTGGTGCGGAAGCAGGCGTCAAGACCGCTCATCAGCTCGTACTCGTAGCAGTGGCCTCGGTGCTTTTGGCAGGCTTCCACCAGCTTGCGCGAGGTACAGCGTCCGACGTTCGACTGGCCGCGCCCGCTGAAGAGGTGCGTCTGTCCGGTCTTACTGTCGACTATGTAGAAGGCGGCATGTGCCACCCACGCTCGCCCGGCCTTTAGCTCCTTGGCCATCTTCTCTGCCCAGTCGTTGCGCAGGATGTTGTCGGAGCAGTACTCCATCAGGTAGTCGAATTGCATATGACGCAGCATGTAGCGCAGGCCCATTTCGAACTTGCGCCCGACGGGGTGGTTGCCTACCTCGTAGTGGATGTAGTTGCGCTTCTTGCATACCGCCGCAAGGCCGGCGTCGTCGCCGATGACGCATACCTCCATCTCGATGCCATGCTCGAGGAACTGGCCGCGTACGCGGTCGAGTGCGTCCATGGCGATGTTGCGGATGCGCGGCCGCTTGTAGACCGGGAAGTGGACGGCAATCTTCATTTGCTCTTGCGTTGGGTGATGTACCACTGTCCGCCGATGCAGTGCACGGTGATGCCGTCGTAATCGCGATCCATACTTGCTGACGCGCTGCCGTCGATGGTGACGGTGGTGTCGGCTGTCGCCGGGGCTAGGGTCAAGGTCCGCTGGTTGGAGAGGTTGCTGCCGGTCTTCACCCGCACCTCGCGCCCTTCGCTGGTAGCTACGGCCGGCAGGCGCAGCGTGGCCGCACCCGAGCCGGAGGCGCTGGCGTAATTGCAGAACAGCAGATGGTCATCACTGGCCACCGTGAAGGTGGTGCCGTTCGTCAGTGTGATGATGCGCGGGTTGCTGTACACCGCCCCGTAGATGTTTAGGTCTGTGGTAGCTGCCCACCTCGAGGTGCTGCTGTTGTATTCGAGGCGGCTGTACGCTCCCGGGCTGGTGGCATTCACGTCGTACACGTCGTCGAGGTACAGCTCGCCGAGGTCGGCAAGGGCAGAGGGCACGGTGACGTTGTCGCGGACGACGCGCACGTCGTACGTCTGCGTCAGCGTGAAGAGGTCGATGGCCTCGAAGACATCGGTGGCCTGGTTGGTCAGCCGGATTTCTGCGATGGTGTTGCCGCCGTAGCCGTCGAGGGCCGCACGCACCAGCACCGCCAAGGCGTTGGCGTCTTTGGGCTTGTCCTCGATGATAGTCACCTGCACGGTGTTCGTGTCCATCGTGCTGGTGCTGTCGTGCGTGTCGGCAGGGTCGGTGCTGATTTGCTGCACCACGATGGCCGGGATAGTACCACCTTCGAGCCGAGACAGCGGGTAGATGCGGTCGGTGGTGGTGATGGCCGTGACGTTGGCGTCTGCCTTGAGGATGTCGATGACGAGGTTGATCATGCGAAGCCTTTCTTGCGCTTGTAGCGGTTTATGATTTTGACGGCGTCCCGGTTGAAACGCTCCACCGCCACGTCGCCCTTGCTGTCGAGCACCTCCTGATAGATGTCGTGTCCGGCAAAGCCTGGATGCTTAATCTTTTGGATGCGGTGGATATAGCCACTGCGCTCGTTGCGCACCATGAAGCCGCCCTTGCCGGTCAGACGGCGGCCGTCTCTTTCGCCGTATTTCTTGGGCCGTGGCTTGGCCCCTACCGCACGGCCCAAGCCGCCGGTCCTCACCTGCGGCGCGCTGCCCTTTTGGATGAGGTGGTTGTATTTGATGGGTGCGAAGGTGGTCGGCGACGCGGCGTCCATAAACGTGCTCACCGGCCGCACGCTGAAGCGCTTGTTGGCTGTCTTGAGCACCACGTAGGGTGAGTATCGCTTGACGTTACCGCGCACCACGTGCTGCGACTTCGACCACGATCCGGAGCCACCGAGCTGCTTGCCGAGTCGCTTGGCCTCGTTGCGCAGGACGGATGCCGCGTTCACCTGGGCCGTAGCTACGGCGCCGCTCTTCAGCTCCAGCGGCAGCTCCTTGAGGGCAGCCTCGATAGCCTTGACGCTGCTCGCATCTACACGCACGTTGAAGCCTGCCATCAGTTCCGAAGCTCGGTAAAGACGCGCAGACCTTCGCGCCGGCCAATTTCCTCCACGCCCACGATGTAGTAGTACTGGCTATTGTAGAGGATGCGCATGGTAGAGTTTACGGTCGAGCGGTAGCGCATCGTCCACTGCGTACGGGTGAGGGCCGTCTGCCGGTCCACCTCCACGACCTCGCCGGAGCCACGGTCGAGCTTGTCGGCCCATACGGTGGCCAGCGTGGTCCACGTCACGACGTCGTAGTTCCAGTCGTCCTTCGTCACCGTCGGCTGCTCGATGACGATGCGCCGGTCCATCTTGCCGATTCTCATGCGTAGACGCGGTATGTGGACAGCAGAGCCTGCACGCCCATGGGTAACTCGGTGGCAATGGTACCGGTCACAACCTGCTGCCGGTTCTCGTAGTAGTGGCCGCACAGCAGGCGCATAGCCTGCAGGATAGGACCGGGAACGGTGCTGTGCCCTGCCGTCGTGTTGATGATGACCTGGTTGTACCTCTCGAGGTAGACGGCCGGAGGCGCGTCAAAGGCGATGCGCTGGGGCGATCCCACCAGGTCGGCATACCACCGCGCCGTCGACAGCGTCTGCAGCACGTTGTCCACGTCGTAGAACTGCACCGACGAGATAGCCGTCACCGGCCCGGCGGGGAACTGGTTGTCCTCGAAGGAGTCCATGTAGAAGGTCACCGTGCCGGAGCCGAACAGGCGGCCCGTGTATTCCTCGCACGCTTGGCGTGCGGAGGTGAGCAGGAAGCCGAGCGTGGTGTCGTCATCGTTGCCGTCAATCCTCAAGTAATTCTTGAGGTTGGTGAGGCTGATGAAGTTCGTGTCGGTAGGCTCCGCCGCGCGGCTGTATCGCATAGTCATAGGTCAAAAGTAAGAAAGCCCGGGGGAGTGCCCCGGGCCTTCTCTATGGTGTCAGCTCTGCAAGGATTACGCGCCCACCGTGAACCGGACGTCGCCCGTGTGTGCGAAGTCGGCGTCGGCGTACATGTTGAGGATGAGGCGGGTGATGCCCGTCGCAGCCAAGGTGTACGGGTCGATGACCAGGTCGGCTGCTCCGCCGCCCCAGTATGCCACGTAGCAGTTCTCCATGTTTGCGATAACAATCGGAACGAGGTCGGCTTCATTGTTCAGGGTCGTTGCCGCCGTCGTGTTAGCGTACACTTCGGAGTAAACGTCATACGATGCATCGGTGATGAGGCCAGCAGCTGCGAGCGACGTGCCGTATGCCTGGTATCCGAAGATGGCGTTGTCCTGCATGATGGGGATAGCGCCGCCGGAGACCGTCGGGGTGTAGCGTGCCGTAGCGAGCAGGCCGTGCGACGTGATGAACGCCGTGCTGTTCGTGAGGGCGTTGGCGTTGCCGAGGGCACCGATGAGGCCCGATGCCACCTGCGAGGTCAAGCCTGCGACCGTAGCGGCTGCCGTTTCGTTACGCTTCACGAACGTAGAAGCAGCAGCTGCGATGACCTTCACGAGGAACATCTCGTCGATTTGCGCGGCAGAAGCCCGTGCGAACTGGCGCTGAACCGTAGCGTCGATGCTTTGGTTCATAGCTGCGAGCAACTCGTTGGTGATGTCGATACGCGAAGCCACACGCTGCGGAGCCAGCTGGCGTGCTGCGATAGCTGCTGCACCCGTTGCCGACGCCGTTTCGTTGATGATGTCCGTGCCGTCGTTGAGGGAGGGCAGGTTGATGTTTCCAGCGAGGCCGCGCAGGACGTTGGCGCCTGCCTGCTCGAGGATAGGGGTCGGGACGAGCGCCTCGAGGACATTCGTGTTGGACTGTCCGGGGACGTTCGTGCCACCGATAGTCGACGTGTTCCGGAGGATGAAGCCCGGGATCTGCGCCAAGCCGCGGACGCCTACGCCTGCGTTCTTCAGGTCGGATGCTGCCTGCTGGCTCATCTCCGCCTCGAGGCCGGTCAAGCGGCCGGTCATCGATTCGCGGACGAGCTTGCTGATGGAGTAGCGCTGCTGGATTTTCTCCTGCTCGAGCACCTCCGGCTGCGGGGTAGCAGCAGAGAAGGCAGCACGCAACACCTGCGCCTCGGTCTTCTCGGCGCGCTCAATTTTCGCGTCGAGCGCCTCGATTTCCTGGTGCAGGTTGTCTACGGCCGTCTCTTCAGTTTCGTTGAAGGACCGCTGCATCAGCTCGGCCGATTCGGTCAAGCTCTTCAGCTGGTTCAGCTTGGAGGCGCGCAGCGCCTTCATGTCGTTGAGGTTCATGTATGGAAGGGTAAAGGGTTTCTGGTCAAAGGTAGTATTTGCCGAGATATTGGTTTTCCGGCTTTGGTTTTCCTCCGGGCTGTCGTCGGGCATGTCGTTGGGCATGTCTTCGGAGACCTCCTCGGTGTAGTCGTCAATCATCGCCTTGATGTCGTCGAGCGATTCGATGATGTCGTCGAGCAGGTCGTCGGTCTTCTCGTCGCGCTCCTCCATCTCCGTCGGCAGGAAGTTGATGCCGCGCGCCGCCATACGTGCGGCAACGGTGGTGGTGGGTGAGGCGGGATACGTCACCGGGCTGACGTCGTACAGCTGGCCCACGCGGGTGATGGTCCGCATGCTGCGGTCTTTGCTCCACTCGTCCTCATCGATAGTGAAGGCGAAGCTCGACTGCGTGATGTCGCCGCGCTTGATGAGCTTGTACAGGTCGCGCCCTTCGCTGGTGTCGGCGAGCATAGCACGGTAGTGGAGGCCGCGCTCGTCGATGGTCAGCTCGAGGGTGCCGTTGGTGGTGCGTGCCAGCGGGACGCCGGCATGGTTGATGAGCAGCCGGACGTCGTCCTCGGTTCGTCCCTTGAAGGCGCCGGGAGCTACGCGCTCCTGGAAGTAGCCCAGGTCATAGGTGTCTCCAAAGACGGAAGCGTAGCCGCTGATGATCATGTCCTCTGTCGCGCGCACCTCCATAGTACGGACCTCGACGTTCGGGCCGTAGATGTTCCGCAGCTCTTGTTCGCGGTCGTTGTTGTTCTCTTGCATCTCTTCAGCTTTTGTCGTTGTACTTGAGAGCCATAATTTCGTTGCCGTGCACGTTGGTGTTCAGACGCAAGTCCAACACGTACAGGTCCAGCTCGCGCTTCATTATGGCAAGGCGGTCGGCGTGCCGCTCGTAGATGTCCTCACACACGAGGACACCGCCGTCGGTCAGCAGGGCGCCGTAATTTTTGAGGAACCAAACCTGCGACTCCCAGGTGTGCGGGCCGTCGTCGATGATGACATCAAACTGCCCTTCATTCTTAAAAAGCAAAGCGATGGCGTCCTCCGTGTAAGCGTTGTACTCCGCGCCCTTATAGATTTTGACGTTGTCCTGATTTAAGGGAAAACGCAGCTCCATGTTTGCGGCGTTGTTGTCAATGCCTACCACGCGATTGATGTATGGAAGCCCGGCAAGGGAATGGATGCTGGCGCCTTCGAAGATGCCAATTTCCAAAACCTTCAGAGGCCTATTCTTGCGCATTAGCTGCTCGGCGAAGATGAAGTCGTACGCCCTGCCGTAGCTGTGGTACGTGTTCTTGTCCGAGCCGTTGGACGTAAAAATTTCGCCCACGTTGCAGTGCTGGTACAGCGGATTGCCGCAGGAGCAGTTCGGTGCTTCCGCAGTTACATCAGCTGCCGGGGCTTTCTCCGTTTTTTTCTTATACGGCATCGCTGCTGATTTTCGTGCTGTAGTCCGACATGCTGCTCAAGTCGAGCTGGTTCACCTGCACGAGGTGGATGTCGCCCTTGGCGCCGATGGTGTTGTAGTCCTCCATCGTGCGCACCTCGTTGATGGTGAACACCCCGTCGGTGAGCATTTGGTGGTAGTAGTCGCTGCGGGCTTTCGTGTCGCCACGCAGGAGGTCTTGCATGTTGAACTTCGCAAAGTAGTCCTCCCGCTCAAACTCGGGGATGAGCTTGAGGTTGACCTCCTGCTCGATGCGCGTGGCCCATGGCACAACGGTGTGTCGTGCGAAGTTGCGGCCCTGCTCTTCGGTATTGCTGAAGGTCGTCTGCGTGGCAACTCCTACGATATACGGCGGGACGCCCATGATCGTGCAAATGGTCTCGTCGCTGTAGCGCCGGGTCTGTAGGAACTGCGCCTGCTCGGGAGGCAGTGAGATTTGCTGGTACTTGAAGCCGAACGGCAGCACCTTGACGCCGATGCCGCCGGTCTGCCACGACCGCCGCACCGCATCCATCTGTTCGTTCTTGATGGGGTTGTCGGTGGACAGGATGCCAAGCATAGAACCATCCGAGCCAAAGAAGTCGGCCCCGTAGTTCTCGGCCGCCTTGGCGATGCCGATATTCTCCTGGTGCAGCTCGATGGGGGACTTGCCGTTGAGGCAGCTGACGGCCAGCACGTCCTCGTAGCGCAGGTCGCCCAGCTCCGCGTGACGCACAAACAGCATGCCGTTCATGTTCATCAGGGTGCAGTCGTTGGTGTGCAGGATGTGCAGGTCGGTCGGCCGGCCGTCGAAGGTGTTGCGCTTGATGTGCGCAAAGGCCCGGCCGTACACCATGGCCATCGCGGTGATGCTTTCCCAGAACTCGTAGGGCGTCTGGTAGTCGTTCGGCCGTACGGCGCAAAGCTGGTGGGCCGGGTGGTTGTACGCCAAACGGCGGCCGGTGTCAATCCGCTCGAGCACGTTGAGGTTCATGTAGCCCAGCGTCTGCGAGATAGCACGGACGCAGGCGTACACGGTAGCCACCGTCATGGCGTTCTCTTTCCCTACCATAGCGCCCGAGCGGGTGCGCATGGTGTAGGCCGTAGAGTTCCAAAACTCGTTGTTGCCGGTGTAGGCAACGCGAGCACGCCGCTGGAAGAGGGATAGGATTCTCTCGAACATTGCGCCGAAGGTACGCTATAGGAAAAATTCCCTACAGCGTGACCACCTCGTAGATGACGTCGTCGTCGTCGCTGTTGAGCTTGCAGCCAAAGGCCATGATGGAAGCTACCACCCCGTCGACCATTTGCCCGTATTTGGTGCGCCCTTTGGTGACCTTGATGTTGTCGGCGGCGTCGCGGTCGAGCTTCACGCAGCCCATCTGCCAGCGCAGGCAGGCGTTGCCGCCGTGGATGACTGTGCCCTTCACCACCTCCATCTCAAACATCTTCGTGGGCATGCTGATGTCGAGGAAGCCCTGGCCCATGGGCTGCATGTCGATGCCCGCGTCGATAAGCTCAGGCACGATGTAGGTGGAGAAGCGTCGGTCGTATGCGACGGCGGTGATGTTATAGGTCTCCGCCGCGCGGATGATGTGGTCGCGGACGGTGCGGAAGTCGGTCACGTTCCCGGGTGTGATGGACAGGTCGCCGTCGCGCTGGAAGCGCAGGTAGTCGACGCCTTCGCTCTTGCGCATCTTCGTGCGCTCCTCGTTGACGAACTGGTGCACTTTGAGGTAGTGCACCTGCACCACCTCGTCCCAAAAGAGCAGGGCAAAGGCGGTGAGGTCGCGGGTGGAGGCGAGGTCGAGGCCTCCCCAGCAGGGCAGCTTCTTGAGGTAGTTGTCGTCCGGCAGGGGTCGCGCTCCGCGCATGAACTCGTGGTCCGTGATCCACGCGACGTCGCTGCCGGTCCATATGTTCAGGTGCAGGCGCAGGAACGTGTTGAGCACCGCCGGGTTGGCCTTGCATTTGGCGACCTCCTGCTCGAAATACTCCTTCCGGCAAATCGAGCCGTAGCCGGGGTTCGCCTTCTTCCACGTCGCCTCTTGCGTCCAGTCGTCCTCCTTGGCGGCGCGGTACAGCACCGGCAGGAACGTCGGGTCGTCCACCTCGCCGTTGAGGACGCGCTCGGCGTAGTCGTGCACCTCGTAGCAGATGGAGTTGGTGTCGTAGCCTGCCGTCGTGAGCATGATGATGAGCGGCTGCTGGCGTGCTGCTACCGACGTAGTGAGCACGTCGTATAGCTCGCGGTCCTTCTGCGTGTGTAGCTCGTCAAAGAGGACGGCCGAACAGTTGAAGCCGTGCTTCGTTCGGGCCTCGGCGCTGATGGATTTGTAGAAGGAGTTCTTGTAGTAGATGGCGTGCTGTAGCGTCTTGCAGCGTGAGGCGAGCGACTTGTTTTGCCCGACCATAGCGGCGGCGATGTCGAAGACGATGCGCGCCTGATTCCTGTCGCCTGCCGCGCTGATGATTTCGGCCCCGGCCTCCTGCTCCGCCACAAGCAGGTAGAGGGCGATGGCGGCGGTGAGGTTTGACTTGCCGTTCTTCCGCGGGATCTCGATATAGCAGGTGCGGTACTTGCGCATGCCGTCGGCACGCTTCCACCCGAATAGCGGGCGGATGATGTCGTCCTTCTGCCAGTCCTCGAGCAGGAACGGCCCCTGGTGGCCCTTCACGTGGGAGCAGAACTGCTCGATGAAGTTGACCACCCGGTCGGCCGCCTCGGCGTCGTACCAGTAGCCGGGGTCAGCCGAGGAACTTGTCGAGCTCATCCTCTTCCATCTCCTGGTTCATGCTGCCTTCTAACGACCGCACGATGGAGGTCTTGCGCTGACGGTTGTCGCGCAGCTGCTGCCACTCCGGCCTGCTCCTCATGTACTGGTCGCCGCTCTTGCCGGTCACCGTGTAGGTGGTGCCGTACTTGCTGATGAACGACTGCAGCATCTCCTCCTCCACCTCCACGCATGCGAGCGTGTAGATGAGCGAGCGGATGCCTGGTGTGATGATGCCGCGGCGCTGGTAGTCAGCGCACAACTGGTCATATCGCTCGCGGATGTCGGGGTGCATTTCCATAGTTTTTTTTCTTGATGTTTTCTATTTGTCCCAAAAGGTTGTCAATACCATTGACGTACAATCAACTGCGCGCTCAAAGTAAAACCGCGTAAACACTGGGCGACCCCCCTACCCCCTGAAAAAACCTATATTGGAAGGCGTTT